CTTGATACGTACTCATATTATTTGCATCCTGTCTACTGCATCTTTTAAGTTTGCTGGCATTCTTGGAGCCCTAATCATATTATAGGAACTTGTTTCTCCATCTGCTTCTTTTCCAAAATCATTATCATAGCTCATTGATTCATATGTATGTATATTTACTTCTTGATTGGAATCAAATCTAGTTCTACTTATGGCGTTATATATTGATCCACATACAGCATCAGCCAAGTCTTTTGATCCCTTTCTTGGGTGATCAACCTTGTCACGCATAATTCTTAGCTGAAGTAATTCATCAATCAATAGCTGAATGTGCGGCCCAGTTAATCTTTCTTCTAGGACAACCATCGCCATATCATCATAATGCTTTTTAGCGACAGACAGAATCTCTGTATTGATGCCATATTGTTTTAGTTGTTGCATCATGTCATGAGAGTTCCATCTGTCAAAGGTACATACACGTATTTTAAATCCTCGTGTTTTTAATGAAAGAATATAATCTTTTACTTCTGTAAAGTCTACAGACTTATCTGCTGTTGGAGTCCAGTATCGAACAGCATCAATTTCTACAATTGGTGCAGGCTGAGAGTATGTATCTGTAACCTTTACATTAACCCATTTGTTGACATGCGCCATTGCAACAGCACAGTGGTCATGCTTTTGTGCAAGGTCAACATGTATAAAATATTCTTTATCTGGATCTGGTATAAACCATTCTTCTAATCTGCCAAAATTATCTACAGCAAGGTGACCCTTGTTAAATGCTTTCTCTACTTTTTCTTTTGACTTAAAGAATGCATCTACCGCATCAGGTGGCATGCAGGCAAATCTTGACAGGGCATCAAGTGGGTTTGTAAAAAAGGCAACCTTAAAGTCATCAATCTTTCTTACTGGATTAATTTCCCATGTTGGTCTCTTTAGTGCGTACACCTTTGGGATCTTATAAGAAATAATGTGGTCTTCTTCCCATTGTACTTCAAACTCATTGCCTTGCGTTCCGTCTGGCAAATCCTCGTCCATCTTAAACCGATGATCACGCACAATTGTTTCAACCTCTGCTACAACAGCATTGTATCTTTGCTGAATATAATCATTCTTATATCTAGGGAACGAGAGAAGAATTACTTTACCAAAGTCTGGAAAACGAGAGTCTACTGATGCACGGTACATGTCATATATAGCCGCACCTGTTTTTGCTTGATCGTGCCCTGTTGTATTTTCAATTGCAAAGCCTGAAATTTCATCAAGGATAACAACAATAACGTTATAACCTTCCCAAGCTTCACGCTCAGAGTGGCCAGAGTGTACTGTAATTGCTTTATCAAACTTAACTTCTGAGGCCTTATCGCTATATCTTCCAGCAAACCATGGTGACTTTTCAATTCTTGTTTTAAATCCTTTAAAGAATACGTTGCTTGCCTGCTGTGAGTTAATAGCAATGTTAATAATATCAATGCTATCTCCTGGAGGCTTACCATAGTATGTTGCTGGATCTTTTAGGCATAACAATAGGTATACTATGTATGCAACCGCAATGGTTGAGCAGTAATCTTTTCCAGAACCTTTACCGAGTTGAGCAACTACTTCATTTGCAGTTTGCTTAAACCTTACTCTTCCTTCTTCTTCTCCAAATAGCTTGACAAGCGTTGCTTCTTTGTAGATTTGCGAGCTTTTTTCAATGAGTGTGTACTGATAATCGGAAAGCTCTGGAAGCCCAAGGTATTCTGGACTTCTAACAAACGTTTTAAGATCGACTGGTTTTTCATCGAACTCCTCCCCATCAAGCATGTCGATGAGGTCTTCAAAATCAAACGACATCTGCTTCCTCTACTGGGACTGATTCTATTACCCCAGTAATTTGAGATAATCTTTTTGCAACATCCATCTTGCACTTAGGGCATGTTGAAGTTACTTCTTTTAAAATCTTAACAAGTATGTCCTGCTTGCGTTCTGTTTCTGCAATTTGAGATGCTATCTCATTGTTTTCAAGAACTCCAATAGACTGCAACATTGCAATTCTTTTGGTTTCTATGTCAGCAATAAGCTTTAATGATCCAGACTTAACTGCTAATTGACCAGATTGGTCTGCGTCTTCTACTGTCTTCCAGGCTTCTTTAATAAGCATCGCATAATGCTGATCCGCACCAGAGATTGCTTCTCTTGCACGGTCTCTTATGTTGCTATCATTATGTACGACATCTTTCCAGTCGTCTATAAGCTCAAGAACTTCTTTTCTTTGTATGCCTGTAATCGTTGCAATTTGGGTTGGCGTACTTCCCTTTAAGAGTTCTTCAACAACCCTATTCATTCTGTCAAAACGATCTGACAACTCTATTTCGCTCATTACTATATTATACTTTTAGTCGACTAAAATGTCAATTAGATTCAGCCTTAGCAATCTTATATAATACTAAATAACCAATTAGATCATCAATATCATTATCTCCAGCATATCCTTGGTTATTCTTAACCCTATTTAGTTTATCATCAATACGAACCTTTAATTGTTCTGTTGAGTCCGCCGTCGAAAATATTCTTGCTGGCTCTAGGGCTGAGTTGCCGTACGAAATGTTCTTATCAATTAACATGTGAGCAATTTCAAGACACGCAGACAAGATCTTATTACCCGCTGGCGCTCCTACCGAATGTAAATACAAATCCTCATACTTAAATATAGTTGAATCCTCAAACACTGGTCTTAACATTACCGCCTCCTAATTAGCTTAAACTGTTCTAGATACCTCTGTATAGTCATAGCAGAGACCTTACACTCATCGGCAATTTCTGTTACCGTTTTCTTCTGAACTACATATCTTCTATGTAGCCAATCTTTACTTTGATATAACTTCATCGCTCTGTCAATACTTTGTTAGCATAATGTGCAATACCAAAACTATCTGCAACGTCAAAATCCACCACATTTAAATTGTACTTCCTATTAAAATAGTCAGCAGTTCTCTGCTTTCTAATATTTCTTAGTTTATTTTGGTACCAGGAGTCTGCGTATCCTGGGTTCTGCAACCTTATTGCCTGCTTCTCTTCCTTAGTAGGGTTTTTATTTCCTATGTAAGACTGCCAAGATGACGGTGCTATTGTTATAACCTTTGCCCCTGTCGACATTAGTTCTGCTATAACCACACCATAAACATATGATAGTTTAATTACAGCATCTGCAGACTTAACAAATACTGCTCCCTCAACAACAATATAATCTGACTTTAATTCATTAAGCATAGAATGCATTTTATTTTTTGCATCATGAATCTTTTCATATATATCTAGCCCATGGATTTCAACCTTTCCCCACTTAAGAGGAACATCGTTTTCCATTAAACAAAAAGCAATAGAGTTGGTTGAAGCATCTATGCCCAAAACCCTGTTTGCCTGTGTTTTCTTTAAGCTAGCTAATGTCATTGATCATCCTAAATAGTTTATTCTTAGTATCAATATTTATATTCTTTTCGCAAGTTGAGCATAAGTTAGAATTATTATATCTACTTAGCTGAGACTTACACTTTGAGCATGGCCTGGCTGCACCATTTCTGATTGCTTTTTTCTCATAATACTTTTCCATAATTCTTCTATTTGTTGCAACACGGCAACACTCATCAGTACAGTATTTTTGATTATGAGTCTTTGGCTCAAATTCTTTTTTGCATTCAGCATTAGAGCAAATCATTATGACGGGATCTCAAATCTATCTATTCTGATAGTACCAACTGGAGTATCCTTAGAGTAGCATTCCTTTTTAACTGGACAGTATGTGCATGGAAGCTTAGACTTTGTTGCCCCTTCAGGCTTCATTGGCATATCTCCATCCTTAAAGTTATCCCAAACCTCTATCATCCACTCAAAGGTATGCTCAATTATCTTTGTATTTCTTTCATTCATTGAAATTGGTATAACAATTAGCTCTTGCGTGTTCTTATTCTCATATAAAAAGAAGCCTTCCTTAGCGCTCTTAAGCTTCATGTAGGTTAATAGCTGAAGTAAATGATTTGGTGTTGGGCTCATTTCTGATTGACGAGCATCCCAAACTTCTTGCTTTGCCGTCTTGATTTCACCAATTACCTTTTCGCCATCGTATTCCATAATTAAATCTATGAAGCCACGAAT